GCGGCAGAGTTAATAAAGGCTTGGGCGCTCGCATTTAAGTTTGAAATTTTCTCGGCTTTTGCAGCTGCCAATTGAGCGGTCGTGCCATCGGCGGTCAAGACCCACATCCCAGCGTCAATCACATGATATTGCGATGGCGCCGGTTCGGATGCAGACATCACGGTCAGGCCGTCTGAAAACAGGTATTCGCCGATATTGTCGGCAGCTTCGATATGGAAATATCCGTGTGGCAATACAGGCGGACGCACTGCCATTTTTTCGGCGAAATGCCCCCTGCTGTTGAAAATATAAAACATCCTCGCTCCCATTTTATTTACTGTTTTTCGAATACCACACCGCATTCCCGTATGCGTACGGCGTGTCCTTTTGTGGTAAAAGGCTGATATAAGTACCAGACCACCACGGCACCAGTGCGCCGCCGAAACCTGAAGCCATGCCGCGGATCGGTCTATAATCCTTGCTAAGGAAACGTTGCGGCATACTCTCGCTTGTGATGATTAATTCCTTATTTGTTTTCAGTTCCGCCACCACATCCAGCCGCATTTCGATTTGCTTTCCCGTCTGCCGATAAGCTATTGCCGCACCACCTTGCGCGTCGCTCCCCGCCGTTACGCCGGCAACTGTGGCAACAGGTATCCAGCCTGTATCATAAGGTTCGATAATGTCGGCAATAATCTCAATAGCCGATGGAAGCGGTCTGCCGGTCTGAAAGCCGTTATCGGATGACGGACAGGCGTAGGCGTCGCCATACCAAACCTGCGATGAGCCTCCGGCATCGAGCGCAACGGCGGTAACACACCCTTCTTCAAGCATGATTTGCCCCGATTTTTCTAGTGTCGCACCGTATGAACCGCTTACGCCCTCTAAGTTAAGCAAAACAATACTGCGGTCTGAGCGCTGCCCGATGGCCGCGCGTGCGCTTAAATAAGTGTCACTATTGGTAATCAACTGCCCATTCTCAACAAGTGCTGGGCCGCGGGCAAAACTGGCCGTCCACACCGCCCCTTCCTTTACCCACTGCGCCGCCGATTTTCCGTCTTTGCTGCGCGCGATTTTCAGACGGCCATCTTTCATCCATACCGCCGCTGCATTGGTATCGAAGTCAGAAGATGTCCAGTCGCGATGAACCTTGCCATCTATAATCTGAAGACCCTGCAACGTTACCTTACCATCCACGGGCTGTGCCCATCCGTCGCAGCTTAATAAAATACGGGAATTGCTTTTCCCAGCGAAATCATGAAGGGTTTTGCTGGCGATTTTATTTCCCTGCAACTCGTTTAATAATATTTTGTTAATACATCCCGGACGCGGGTTGTCGATTTCCGTGATGTTATAAGTCAACCCTCCGCTACGGTGAAATCGGCAGCGCACTTTAGTTGGGGCAGTCGGCTCAATATAAGAATCATCGAAATGTCCGAATGATTCGTTAATCGGAACCCAATTCGGCAAATCGGGAATATATGTACTGCTATTTTTCCGTTCGTAAAAATAGCCTTGTGCGACTGCCACCGCGCCATCGGGCAATGCTTGGATTTCAGGTGTGTTTTGCTTGGAGACGAATTCGGCGCGGCTGACGAAATAAATAACCAAGGAGGCATTATCCAAAACGCCCTTACCTTGCTTTTCCGCAATCTTTCGGATGGCTTTCGCTACTTGCCCTTGATCCGCCTTATCCAAATCAATACCTGCATCCCGTACCACTGCCGCCAGTTCTCCCTGCAACTGGTTCAGCCACCATGCGGGTACGGGAGTCCCGGGCGTGCGGCGGTCGCCGTCGACAAATTGCTTATTCGGGGTTTGGATTAAGTCCATTTTTATACCTCTTCTTCATATTCAAAGCGGCAATACGTCCATGCCGGTTTTAATTCTTCAAACATCGTTTCGATAATCGGGTCGGTGTATACACTGATGCGGTCGCCTGCACGGCTTTTACCGGCGCGGAAAATATAGGCGGTGGCTTTGCCGTCGGCGATGTCGACGCACCAACGCCAGATGGCATCTTCGGTATTCAAACAATCACCTGCACAGCTTTCGCCGGCGCGGAATTGGTCTTCTTCGTAAATGGTGACGGTGTAGCCTGCCGATTCGGCGATGGCGGTAAAGTAGGCAATGCTCAAACCGCCCAAGGCGTTGAGTTTGGCCAGTACGGCATCGGTACGCTGCTGGCTGCCGGCACCGGGCGGCGGATGTATGGCCAGCAATTCTTCCCAGCGGTACAGGTAATCGTTTTCCGCCGCAGGAAACGGGGCTTCTTTGACCCCTTCCGCATGATTGGCGGTATCGTCAAATACACCCGCTTCGGCTTTGATTTCCGCCGCGCTGCCGACAGTGTCGTAGCTGACGGGCGGGCGCAGGGCGGCAAGTAAGGCTTGATGACTCACGCGGTATACTCCACTTTGATTCTGCCCGGACGAAGCCAGTAAATGTCTTCGGCACTTTCTTGCGGTTTGATATTGCCGGCAGGGGAGTTCAAGAGGCGGTCGCGCACGCCGTACACTTCGCTGATTAGGGTTTCCAACTGGCTTTTAATGAGGGTGTCGCCGGGCTTTAAGGCATCAAAATAGGCGTTTACAGCCGATTTGATGGCAGCGGTGGCCGTATCGGTATCCGTGCTGCCGCCCAAAGTGATGGTGATGTCCACATCGACGGTTTGAATGCTGGGCGCAAGGGCTAGAAAGCCGTTTTTACGGGTAACAGGTCGCACCGCATCAACATGGGCTTGTACGGCGGCCAGTGTTTCTGCGCTGGGGATACCGTTTTCACCCAAAATGACGGCATCGACAAAGCCGTTGCCGCGCCGCAAAGGGTAGATAAAGGCATCAACCACACCCGGCACTTCCAAGCACCAGTTTCTGAAGTCGTATTGATTACCGCCCGCTGCGGGTCGGCGCAGGCGTTCTTCATAGCGCGCCAGCAGGCTTTCGTCGCTTTCGGTATCGGTGCCGCCGACCATCTCCAGCAATACGGCGGCACGGTCGATACCGGCAGGCACGCTTTGCAGCACGGCAGCGGTTTGGGCGGTTTGGTTTTGACGACTGCCCGCCACGGCGGCAATTACGGCTACGTCTACACTGCCTGATGCCCCGATGGCGGCAGCCGAGGCCGTCAAATACACCTGTTCGCCGACATTGATTTGCTGTCCGACCGGCACTGCCGCACCGACTGCGCCGCGAACACGCACCTTGCCGCCCGCGAAGGTGGCGGCTTTGCGGTAGATGCCGTATTTGGCGGCATGTTTTTCCAAATAGGCACTGTCTGCGGTATCGGCAAAGGCTTGGCGCAAAATCCACTCTTGATGCTGGTATTGGCCTTCGCCCACTGCGGCAATGGCGGTGGCGCGTACATGGTTGTCGCTGCCCGCGTGTACATGGGCGGCAGGGTTTTGGTTTTGCAGGTCGCGCAGATAGTTGGCGCGGATTTGTTCTAAATTCAGTGCCTGCGTCATATCACGGCTACCTTGTGGTTCAGGGTTACTGTATCTCCTGCGGCATCGACGGCTTCAATATGCAGCTTCAGCCAGCCGTGCTGCGGGGCGGATGCGGTTACTTGAATGGATTGGGCGCGTTTGGACTGAATCACGGGCTGCAAGGCTTGCTCGGCGTACTGCTTGGCCAGTACTTCGATGCGCTTTAAATGCTTTTGGCGGCGCAATTCGTGCAGGCGGCTGCCGAGCGTGCGGTCTGCCCAGTAACTGCCCAAGGGCGTGACCAAGCGGATATACAGCTCGTTTTCGATGGATTGGGCGGATTGGTTGACCACATAGCCGCCCGTTTGGGGATTAAGCAAAGCGTCCATACCTTTATTTTCAGGTAAGGACGCTTGGGGTTTGGTTTGATGGATGTCAGGCGTGAGGCCGTCTGAGAAATGTTTACACCACTTCGCCGGTTTCGCTGCCGTTGGTTTCGGAGTGTTTGTGGTTCGAACCTACATTTTTGCCGTTGTTGGTCAGTTTGCCGGTAGTGTCCAAATCGCCGACCATCTGCACATTGCCGGTAAATGATGTGCCGCTGCCGCCTTGCACCGCCATGCCGCCGTTGCCGTTGATTTGACCCTCGGCGGGACTCTGGGCGGTGCAGCCTACATTGGGCGCGTCAATATTCACGCCGCCCGGTGCTTTGATATTCAGCGTTTCGCAGTCAATTTCGATAATCCGGCCTTTCTTTAACACCATCTTGGCACCGTCGGCGTTGTAAACCGCCGTTTCGCCTTCGGCAAGGCCGGTAATGCGGTATGCGCCGTTGGTGGTGGTGACGATAATGCCGTGGCTGGTTTTGCCGCCCAACGGTACGACGACGCAATCGCTGCCTGCGGGCGGGTTCGACGTAAAACCGAAGTTTTCGGCGTGTTCCAAGTCCTGCACGGTTTCGCCTTCCAAACCTTCCACTTGGATTTGCTGCACGCCGCCGGCTGCTTTGACGCGGGCGATTTTGCCGCGGAAGGCTTGGCGGATGCCGTTAAATGCCCGTCGGATACGGTTGTCTATGGTTTTTGCATCCATTTAAATCACCTGCAATTCCTGTCCGGCCTGCTTGGCTTGGCGGCGTTTTTTCGGTTTGGCGGCTGCTTGGCCGTTGGCTTTGCGGCTTTCAGACGGCCTTTTGGTTTTGCCCGATTTCTTCGGCGGGTCGGCATCCAATACCCATGCGCCGTCCTCTTTCAGTGTCAGCACGGTTTCGGTGGGTTGGCCGCGACCGCCGGTGAAGGTTCTCGCCATCAGGAAATACACCGCGTCGATGCCGTCCGGTTCGCTCAATACGTTGATGCGCTGGCCGGGCTGCCACAAGGTGCCGTCGTCGGTGCGGTGCCCTTGTACGGTGGCGGTTATTGTTAAGCCTTCCAGCCTGCTGTCGGCCAGCCGCTTTTTCGCCTTGCGCTGCGCTTGAGCCTGACTGTCGATGTCCGGCTCGGTGACGATTAGGGGGCGGTGCAGTTTGACGGATTCGTCGGTGGCGGTGGCTTTAATGTTGTTTTTGCCGCTGTGGCTTTGCGCCAATACGGTAACTTCGCTGTACCGTGCCGCCATATCGCGGTTTACTTCCAGACGCTTGATGTTGTTGTTTTGGCCGTTGGTCCGTAAAACCAGTTCGGCCACCGGTGCGGCGGTGTAATCGGGACCGCCGACTACCAGCGTGCCGTCCGGCTCCAGCCACGGCCACAAACCGTTTGCCTCGGCATATTCAAGCAGTGCGTCCCACGCGCGGCTGCCCGGCTCGATCTGCACTTTGTGGGTTTTGTCGGTTTTGGCGGCATCGATGCGGATTTTGGTCAAACCCAAAGGCTTGACGATTTTTTCGATGATTTGGTTTAAATCCATATCTTGCGCGTTAAACAGCGGGGCGGAGCAGTCCAATAGCACGCCCGCATCGTCGCGGCCTTGTATGGTTAAGGTTTTGCCGCCTTTTTCGGTAACGGTCTGCACGCGGTCTATGCGGCCGCTCAATACCGTATCGCCGCCCACGCGCACTTCCACTTTGTCGCCCGCCCGCACCGCATCGGGTTTGGCATCAACGGGACGGCCGAGCGTGACCGAAAAGTCGTCGGCGGGGGTGAGCAGATCGGAAACGATGTCGTAATTCGTCCATTGCCCGTGTGTTTTGCCGTTAATCAGCAGCGTAACGGTGTTATCGGGCGTAGGCATTCAATATCTCTCCTTTCTCAATAAAATTCGGGTGGCGGATTTGCGGATTCAGGCGCAAGAGTTCGCCAAAGCGACTGTAATCGCCGTACCACTCAAAGGCCAGTAGATGCAGGCAGGTATCGCGGGTAACGGTTTTCTGTACCAGCGGCGGCTTCAGGCTGATGACCGCAAACGCCTGTTTTTGCAGTTTATGCGCCGTATTGCGCAGACTTTCGGTAAGCGCGGCGGCAGTTTCCAGATAAGGGGTTTGCGGCAGCAGCCCGGCCGCTTCGATGTGTTGGTACACATCATCGGCACTGTCTGCCGGTGTTTGATACAGCCGCAGCAGGCAATAGGCCAGTTTGTCGGTTTTGGTTTCATCCGCCAGCATCATGGCCAAGATACGCTGGGCGGCCAAAGCACGCTGCAAGGCGGCGCGGGTGTTGGCCAGCAGGCGCGAGATTTCCACAGGTGTCAAAGTCGGCTCGTTCAGTTGCACGGCCAAAATATCGGCGGCTTGTTCGGCCAGCGCACACGCACCCACGGTGGCGGTTAGCGCGGTAAAGGCGGCCACGTCTTCGGGCTTGGCGCGTTGGATTAAATCCACCGCCGCCACACTGCCTTCGGTTCCGCGGCTGACCTGCCACGGCGTGGGGGGGGGGCCTGGGGGGGCGCCCCCCCCCCCCTCCCCCCCCCCCCGCACCGCCCGCTTCCCCC